TTAATCATCGGTAAAAATATTTTCCGCATAAGTAGGATCAGTAGTCCAGCTTTGAGTAGCATCACCGTAAGTAGTATGTCTTTCCACACTTTTAGGGGGTAATGTTCCACTCGCAGGTTCCTTAACGGCAACCTTACTTACTTTATCAAGATGCTTTTTGTCTTTATCTTTATCGCTCTTAACTTCCATCTTCATTATAGCGTCTTTATTCATTACGAAATAAGCATCTTCAAAATCACGGATACCTTTTTTGTTGGCAAAGTCCTCAACTTCTTGTCGATTATATTCGGGATATTTCCCATTTCCATACTTTGCCTCCAACTGTGTGTGAGTATCAGTCGTATATTTTGAATAAAGGGCAGACTCTAAATTAGTAACCTTTGCACCTTGCTCCTTTACAGTCTCCAATAATTCTCTTAATTGCTTAGACCCTTCGTCCATAATAACATCATCATCCCTTGAGTCTGATTTGTTCAATTTAAGACCATACGATTCTAAAGCAGCCAACACCCTTGATGTATCACCGGAAGTCTTTCCTTCTTCAAGTAATGAGTTCCAATATTCAAGATCATGTTGTGCCTTACTGTATTCACCTTTAACAGCCTTCAGTTCACTTTGACCTTTTTCATATCCATGAGCTTGATTCCACTTACGTGAAATTTTCTCCAAGTCATTGGGATTATCAAGATCGATTGTATCTACACCCTCTTCGTCATTCCACTTCCAGGGTATTGTAATTTTGCCCTTGCCCTGTTCGGGTTGGTCTTGTGCCATAACTTATTTCTCCTGTTTAAATATTAAGTCTAATACATCGGATTTGTTCCGCCTTATAAAATCTTCAGTTGCTTCTTGTGGCGTTGACCCATATCCCCTTTGAATCTTTTCTATATTAAAAAAGTTTATATTTCTAATCCCATCCACTACTCTTACTTGATAAATATCTGTTTCACCATCTATAGTCCCTACGTCAATTTTTATCTGATTTGCCATCGCTCGCCTTTTGATTCATAGCTCTTATGTTTTGGTCTAATCTCTCTACTTCGTTTATAGCCTTGCCAAATCCCTCTTTCAACTGTGCATTCTCTTGCTGTAGTAACATTATCTCACTCATACGTTGACCAATTTCATACTTGTCAGGATCATCTGTTTTGTCCAATACAGCCTGTCTATCATATACAGTCGCTTGGAATAACTGTAACGCTCTGTCAAGTTTCTCCTGCCGTGATGTTGATAACATTTCATCTACATCTATATGAATATCAAACTTCCCAAACTCTTCTTTAATCTCTTCCCATTTTATAAATTGCCAGTTATTCTTATCATCTAACATTCTAAACATAGTCTTAGGACTTACAAACTCTATCATTAAATGGGCAATAGTCCTACCTAACTTCTGTAACATCCTTGCATAATGACCAACTACCAAGTCAATAGAAACCATACCTAATCCGGTGAGTTGATTTACCACTACGCCCGGAGGTGATCCCTTTGGTAAGACTCCACTCATAATATCAGTCTTATGACCAAGTTCATCCATAAATCCCTCTGAATGATATTCGTCTTGAAATATCTGTGGAGGGAATGGAGGACCATAGTCTATTTTGAAGTCATCATGTGATTTAACAGGAAGGATAGTGCCAATAAGATTATTCAGTTTCTTTAATGAACCACGTAAAGCATCAAACGAACGAGTAAGCATCGTCTTAACGCCATAGTTCATACGATTAATCATTTGTGTGATTGCATTTTTTCTATGGTTAATAGCATCTTGTGGATCAAATAAATCATGGCCACCCGATTTCCCCCAATACTTATCTGATATAACATCGTAATTCCATTTAAGTAAAAGGCCGTTATATCCAATAGGAACGTCCATTACTTCAGCATAAGGATTCTTCCCATCTTCTAAATACTTCCCCTGACATATCATAGTCTTACGACCGTAAGGGTATTTTTTACGATTTGTTTTCTGTGGGTAGGATTTATGTTCTTGGATATGCTCGGCTATAGAAACGATCTGTATCTCGTCGGCTTCTTCGTCCAATGTAGCCAAATATGCTTGATGTGCTTTTATATGTTTTATGTGATGTTCGTCAGGGGATACACGGGGTTCTAACTTTTCGTCTAATGTAGCAAACGCTTGATGCTCTTGACTTGTAAAGGGTAAACCTGCTAAAGCTGTTTCTTCATTATCAAATGGGATAGGTTCTAATGTACTATCGCCTGACCATATCTCGTATACTAATGCCCGACCAATCGCTTCACTTATGAACTTGCCGGTTTCACCTTTGAATACTTCAGATGGTGCTTTCTCATTACCGGATTGTTCGTATGTTTTCTGTATAACACCCTTGTGAGTATCCTCTACAATAGCCTCAGCCTGAACTTCAACCTTCCATAAGTCCTTAATATCCGTAACATTCATAGGATATACATGACCCCAGAACTGTCTATCTTGTGGCCTTTTTGCTTCCGGGTCTATAATAACCTGATCTGCGCTTAATGGTATTGCATCGGGAAAACCGTTTGTATGAACAAAGACTTTTATATGGGAAGTTCCAGCATTCCACGCTTCATTAATTGAAATTTCACCCTTGTCATCCCAATTAATCATATCCCACATTGTCGTGCCGACTAAATCATTCAATGCATCAGCACCGAATATAGCACCCTCTTGTCTTGGGAGAAAACGCCATTTTGGTTTTTTAGATAATATGTGGGCTAATCTTTGGTGGGCTATCTGACCAAACTTATTCCAAACTTGATTACCATGACGGTCCGGTCTGACTTTAATCTTATGCCATCCATCACGGTAATTAATAGATTTCTCTCGCCTGCGTAAAACACCCTCTTGCTCCATACCCTTTCGACCAAGATCGATTAGCCTTTGGGCATAAGCAACAGAATCATCCTGTGCCTTGCTCTGATTGTTCGTCATTGAACATCCTTGTTCTTAGACTTTGTTCGTACTCTTCGTCCGTTACTTCAATATCATCAGGTGCTTCAATCTCGTATGTCTTTGAGGGAGAATTAAACACTCTTTCCTGGTACGTCCATGTGCCAAGAAAGAATGCACCAAGCATCCCAAGGATTGCCATACCGAATAATATAAGAATATTAGTATCTATCATTCTGCATCTATCAGGGTCTTTGTGAACTTACGCTCTACAGTCCACTTATCACCCGTACCAGGTTGGAATAAGTCTATACTGAATGTGACAAATTCTTTGACCCGTTCATTCCCATCGCCATCAATATCTTTTTCTTCAGTGATTAAACCCTTTAAAGGTTTCCGGAGACAAATGAATGCTAATGCTTCCCTCATAGTAGATTGAAGATATGCGCCTTGTAGCTTATAATATGAATCTTCATTGTTAATTAATGCGTCCCTCAGATTTGTATCGATTAAACGCCTTTGCGTAACAGAGAATGTCTCCATGTACTTTGGCTCAGGTGGAGTTGCTTCAATTTTATCAACTGGAACGACTTCTCCAACCTTAGATGTATTGACTTTCTTTTCCATAAATTCCCTTCAAATTAAGAAAACTTGCTCAAGGTAATCAATTAAAACAAGTTTGTCAAGTAAAAGTGTATAATATTTCAACTATTTTTTAAAAGTGTCGGATATTTCGACACATTAAGCCAATATAGCGTCATCAAATTCTCTATCTATGTTATCGTCATCATCGAAACTTATGTCTATTACTTGGCCTTTATCGTTCACGTAAGTTGTTTCATCTTCCATTGGTAGTCTTATTAACTCATCTGGATTATAATCTTCTACATAAGCACATAAACGTCCTTCTGTCTCCATCATATGGTCTGAGCGATCAACTGGTTTAGGCTTAATCTTCTCATGCTCTTCTGCTGCCTTGCCTTTGTACACCGTGAAATGCCAGTTTCTACGTTCAAGTCTCGTTACCATTAAATCGCTGAATGTAAATAGTCTCGGTCTTGCCTCTGGGTATAGTTTCATAATCAGATCAGGATTACCCTTTGTCCGTGCTAATTCACTTATAGGCATATCCTTATGTGCCAACGTGAGCAATCCACCTACCCTAATAATATTAGCCGTTCTGTCTTTAGAACCTTTTTGTACAAATACGCCTTCGTCTGCGAACTGGTCTGCTAATGACTTATCTTCTGGTTTAGCCTGATCTACCTGCCATGCTGCCGGTTCACACAATGCCTGGTCGTGTTTTCTGCCTAACTTAACTTCCATCATGTCTATATAATACTTTATTGTACTGACAGATCCATGTTCAAAGACTTCACCAACATTGTACAGATTTGGAGAATCGTCAATCAATTCATGGAAAAGACCATCATAATCTGCCCAGAGCCAGAGTAACGCGTGTTCGATTTGGGGGTGAGTGTCAATACCCAAAAGTAACAACCCTTTATCTCTCGGAATTTCAAACCTCTCAATAACCCAGGGCTTTTCGTCCTTTGCCATCTTATATACACTGCCACCGCGTCTCTTCCTTTTACCATGTATTCTTATATCAACATCAGTCTCATCCATACATTGTTTTAATAT